GCCATATTTTCTTCTGTGTTAGGCAGTCTGCACAGATGGTTATAGTTATTTTGTTGTTTCATTTTAGTTTACTCCTACTGTTTATTGTTTCCGATTACGACATTTTCAAACCAAGATCTTGGTGCTCTATATTTCTTACCATTGTTTAAATCCAATACGATTAATGGGTATTTTGGGGCTCTGGTTTTGTATCCTTCAAGACTGACCCTTTTTCCGTATAGATTATAAATGCCATTAATGTCAAAACCCTTCATATCTGCCATCCATAGCAAATCTTCATATTCCTTCGTCATAACTTTGCCATCTTCATTTTTGACATTGATTTTCAATTTGTAAGTAGCTTCACTATCTCCATAACTACAATTTCCACAATGGATTTCTATGCTATGTTTTTCAGCCACCGATTCCAAGGCTTGGTTTACTTCTTCCCTTATTTCCTTAAGAAATTCTTTTGAAATAACCCCTGTCTTTATTGCTGGTTTTCTTGCTTTCATAACTTTTACTTTTGTTGTCATTTCATTCTCCTTGCTTGTTTAGGTTGTGCCAGAGACTATACAATTCTTTTTTGGGTACTCTCATAAATGCCCAGAATCGAGTATTGTATGTACTGCCTGTTGTTTCATTTGCCAATACTTCTACCAAGTCCCATTTGCATTTATATGGGCACATATCCCATTCGTGCATATGTTCATTATAGAAGTCTTCTATGTTCATATCGTGGTAGACTGCCCAGATGGAAACCGATCCAAGTACGGCAGTTACGATTAATAGCATTATTGTGAATTCAATCATTGCATTCCTCCCTATATTCCTGTTGAAGTTCATCCCAATGCAGGGACTTACTATTGTTGTTATTAATAAATATTTTATATGCTTCGGGGAGTTCATCCACTGTGATTTTATCCTTGTGAAGGTCAGAGATAGCGTCATTCAAGCATTGAATTAACCACTGTAAATCTTGGATAACGCTATTTTTTTCTCTGTTTTTTACTACCTCAATATATTTTTCTTTAGTCATCATTTACTCCTTGTTCATTAAGTCCCAATCGGGTTCAGGTATATCAAATTCCTTGCCACAATCGTCACAAGTGTAGCTTTCAGGAATGTTGGTATCTCTCTCTTCAGGTTGGTAGAATTTATCCTTGTGTTCACAAGAATCTTTATATTTCTCCTCTTGAAATTGATCATATCTACCCTTATAATGGTGTGGTTTCTCCACCACCCGTATTATCATTTCTGTGTTATATCCCATTTCTGGACGGGATAACCATCTAAGAAAATTTGGGAAGTCATCATTCTGCCAAAAAAAATCCATTTTATAATTCATCTTTTTCTCCTGTTTGATATTTTCATTCATACTACTACTACGAATCAAATTTCATTTGGTTCCAATTATTTTAATATCTTACTTGCGTCTAATATTCCAAGCCTGTTACCGCCTGCCATTATTAGTAACTGTACTGCGTTATCAAGTCCTAATTGTGGTTTTAGTGCCGTTAAAATACTCAAGTATTTACCATAATTGTTTTGGGTGGAATATGGCATTGATTCCGCTTGCCTTACTATTTCCTTCAATTCACTTTGAATAGAGTTAAATATACTTTTTAGATATTTGTTTTTAGTTTGTTCAGCTTTATTCATTTTATTCCTCCTCTATTTTATCAATCAAGTGTAAAACTTCTTTACTTGTTTCTTCTGGCAATTGCAAGACACAGATTTTTAACATTCTAAGCATTGCCTCTTTTTCCTTTTTATTTCTCCCCGTTTCACTCTCTTCTACTGCGTCCCTTAAGACTTTAAAAGCCACTTTTTGAGCGTTATCCACCGATTTTTTATAATTTGATTCTACCATAGATTCATTTTCTTCGTTTTCCATATATCCCCGCTCTTCGTAGGCGGTTTTTCCTTCTAAAAATAGTTCTACAATTATTCTTAATTGTGCTTGTGTCATTTTATTTCTCCTTCGTTGCTTTGTCTAAGTCCATTAATTTATTAGCAATCCTTCTACAATCCCAACAGGGTTCTATCTGTGGGTTTTTATCCCTTTTTTCCTTCTGCCATTTGAAGGTTGCCTTCGCACTTCGCAAAGTTCCATCTGTCATTTCTCGCAAGTGTTTTATTTCGGTTAAGGTCAATTTCTTTTCCCATTTTGATTTTCTTTTTGTTCTCATTTTATTCTCCTTCGTTGTTTTTTTCATTTCTCGCCTTCGCACTTCTACCTGGAATCCAGGGCGTACTGGTCCCGTCGCAGGATCTGGTTTTTTGTCCCTTTTTAAGTGAGTGCCTTGGGTGGGAATCGAACCCACCGAAAACCATTAAGGCATTTTAGTGATGTTTAATGATACTTGTAAGAGATATTATCTATTGATTTGTCCCAGCATAACCGACAATCTCCACAATTACCGAAACCCTGCTTGCTTTTTTCTTGCTTGGTTAAGGCTTGGAAAGTTTCATCACTTAAAACTTTTTTATCCTTGTTCGTTCGGTATGCCTTGCAATTTACACCCAAAGCAGGTTTATTTTTATTCACTGTAGATGTTTGGCACTCGATTACTTTAGGAGCCTTTTCGTCAATTTTGTGAGCCGAGAGTCTTACAGTTAGATTATCAGGGAAGCTTCCCCAATGTAGAAAATCCCTTACAATTTTATACTCTCGAGTAGGTAACCAATGCTTAACATCTGGCGTTAGTTTGCATACTTCCACAATCTTTTTTAGATGTTCGAGGCTTTGAATATCTCCTGAATCGTGCCACCTGAAATAGTTTTTATCCCGCTGATTCCCTTGGTGATTTATTAGGTATACCATTGAAGGAACCCACAATTTATGATTGATTTTATCAGTCTTCGGAATCATTTTAAGTGGATGTTTGTACCTTGCATAATTGCCTTTCAAAGCATAACACCCAAAACACACTGAGCCTTTTATTTTCACCAGCTTTGAACCCGTTTTACAGTGCAGAGCCGACAGATTGAAGGAGAAACAAGGCATTTTAGATGTTTGGCTTAATCCTGAGCCAATTGTTAAAATAGCATCTGTTTTATTCATTTTACACCCCTATTTCCCGAAAAGAAAAAAAGGTACTGATAGAAAAAATACCACTTACCACAGTCTCGCAATTCGTCGTCGTCATCCCACAGGATGAAGTTATAGCGTTGTTTCATTGGTTTCATTTTTGTTTCCCTTATTTGATGTTAGTGAATGTGAGCGTGGCTAACTACAACGCTTGAATCTTTATTAATTAAACTGGTTGCCCTGTTATCAATTTCAGACTCTAACCCGTAAAAGTTTAGCCTCTTTTTATTTACATATTCTTTCGTACCATCATTTAATATGACTGGCGTGGAATTTGAATCAATATAGTAAATTGATATTATTCTTTTACTCATTGCTATTGTTTCCCTTATTTGATTTGTTGTTTTATTCATCTAATTACTATATGGAATGTACAGGTAAAAGTTCCTTAATATTTAATTTATTTTCACTTATTTGTTTGTGTGATGTTAGGGTAAAATGAGTATTAGTATAGCTTGAATGGGTAGGATAACGGGAATGGTGCCAGGAGCCTCTATATGGGGTCAAATCCCTGGTTTCCTGGAATAGGCAGACATAACCCCGCCTGGCTGCCGATGCGCCCGCATTCAGCCGATTTGCGTGCCGATCACATTGGTGTTACTGTTGAGATTGGATCTCATTAACGCATACAGTGAGCCAGTGAGCGGAGCAAGTTTTGAGCGGAGCAAGTGAGCGGGGAACGAATGGAATGGAATGGAATTGGATTGGACATTGAACGCCAGCCAAAACGGGAACGACTTTTTCAACACCAAAAGCATTTCACAAAACCCAATTGAACCCGTCCCCCCAATAAAAGAAAGAGCTGGAGACATAATCACATATATTTTTTGTAAAATTTTTGGGAGTTGTTCAAAAGGACAAAGCAAAAGCCAACCTTCGCCTTTAGATTTTTGGCGATTTTGTGGAATCGCTTAAAAAGTTTGTTAAATATAATTTTTTCTAAAAATATGATGTAGTTCGGTTTGTAAAAAAAAAGAAAGAGAAAAAGTAACCAAAAAGAGAAAGAATATAGTTATCTTGGTTATTGTATTAAATCTTCTTTTATAGTATTTACTCTTATTATAGTATTAACTATCTTGTATTTACAATAGTATACTATAGTTATTACTATATAGTATATACTATAGTAGGGGAAAGATAGCTTTAAAACCTGCAAAACAAAAAAAAATTTTAAAAAAAGAAATTCCCTGTTGCCCCGCCCGCTATTTAAGAACTAACTTCAAAAACCAATAAATGGAGACAAATTGATGCCAAGCCAGGATATACAAACGATAGAAGTAGATGGTAAAAGATACGATATAGACAGTCTAAGTGCCGATGCACGGACTGCTGTTGTCGTCATTAACGAGTTAAATGGAAAGATAAGTGAATTTCGTAAGGAAGCACACTTTTTGGAAGTAGCAAGAAGTACTTATGAGAGTCAGCTTTCCAGACAACTGCCATCTAAATCCCTTGAAGATCAGGACGCTGAGAAGAAAAATGCCAAACAGGATAAAAATGGTGGAAAATCCACTACTAACGGAACTAAGTCTGGGTGAAAGCCTGATTGAACTGAAAAGAGTGGCCTTTATATTTGAAAAAAGCGGTGACCCAGAAGTCTTAGAAGAGCTTCTGGACACCATTAGAAACATAGAGGTGCCTCTTTTAGTCACAGGATACCACATACCACATGAGGCCGAAGCCTAAACTTGCAATTATTGTTCCAGACCAGCACTTTCCAATCCATGACGCCCCTGCCGTAAACTGCGTTTTAGCCGCAATCGAGATCGTAAGACCCGATTCTTTCGTAAATCTCGGTGATGTAGGCGAATGGGAGTCAGTTTCAGCATGGAAGTGGAAAGGAAAGAAACAGCCGCCTCTGGAATACCAGATACCGATTATCGAAAAAGACATCGATGATGTCAACATGGGTCTAGATCTGTTCGATAAGGCCCTGGATAAAGTAAAATGTACGAATAAGTATATGCTTGAGGGCAATCACGACGATTGGACCAACCGATTCGTAGAAAGATACCCCTATATGGGGCATTTTGCCTTTAAAGAGTGCTGTAACCTAAAAAAACGGGGATATCACTTTTACGGTTATAACAAACCCCTAAAGTTAGGTAAATTAAATTTTATACATGGCGCCTATGCAACAACATACCACGCTAAAAAACATCTTGAAGCTTATGGCAGCAATATTTTGTATGGTCATACTCACGATATTCAGCGTCATTCACTTACTAAGCTCGATAGTGGTACTATTGGTGCTTGGAGCATGGGTTGCCTTAAGGATATGTCTGCTGAAAAGAACAAATGGCTGAAAGGCAGGCTACATAATTGGAATCATGCATTTGGAATTGTAACATGGCACAAAAATGGGAACTTCCAAGTCGAAACAATCGAAATACAGAAAGGTAAATGTTTTGTATGGGGAGACGAAGTAGATGGAAACAGGGGTTAGTCGGAGGGATATAGAGTTCGGTCATACTAATGACCAGGTTGGGAGCGCTGACCCCGTGTTCCATAGGAAAATTAAGGGAAAAACCCACTATGCCTACAAAAATAAGGCAGATTTGCTAAAAGTCCATAAAAATGCAAGTATTTCAGATGCGGGGACCGCAGAAGAGGGAGATTGGGTAGAGGCTCGTAATGGTGTAATGAGCCAAGTGGTCAAAAAAGGAAGAATTGGGAAGAGTTCTCCCTATATACGCACTCCCCTTGGTCAATTTAGACCGTATAGAGGAAACAACCCCATTTCAGGTGAACCACACAAGACAGTGTACAGCTTTTCCAAGAAGCAACCATGGGACGATAGCGACAGAGAAATACCCAATGAGATGGAAATTATGTTTGTGAACCTGATTTTTGGCTATGTACCTAAAGAAGTGGCCTATATGCACCTTTTTAAAACAAACAATGTTGGATATGCCAGGGAAAGGTCTACCTGGCTACTTAAACAGAAAAGGATAAAAAAGATCGTGGATGAAAAATTAGCAGATAAAATGGATAAACTTAACCTAACAGAGGATTTTATACTTGAAGAGATGTTTGAAAGCATCGGTGCGGAGAGAGGTTCGGTGAAATTTAACTATCTTAAGCTTGCTGCCGAGCTGAGGGGCATGATGCCAAAGGAAAAAACCCAGACGCTTTCTGTGCTCGGACAGACATTCACTGGATTCACCAAGGAAAGGTTGAAGGAATTTGAAGAAAGGACAGCCCTTAAAGACGAAAACGACATTGGAACAGTCGACAAGTCGTGATTCTAAGGTAGAAAGTAGGGACGATTCAACTTGGGATGGAAAGATCACCGATAGAACGATTAAGTTTTGTCCTTCGTGCCGTCGTTGTTATGACACTAAATATTATAAAGATGTCGCTGATTCTGGTTCGATTACTTATTATGACGATTTTCCCAGATATGGAAAGGAAAAACTGCTTTGCGGAAGCTGCTCGTAAGTGTAAACAGGCTATCCTATCCGAGTTATCCAAAGAAACAAAAATGGGGAGAGGTTAATTATGTCATACAAACAAGTTGGAAAAAAGGTGCACGCAAAAAAGGCTGACTTCAATATAACGATGCCGCCATCTGTAATGGCTGAAAAGGACGAGGTTCTACAAAGGGCGTATAAAGATCTTATTTTCTTTGGGAGGGCGTTTTTACCGAAGGATTTTTTGAAAAAGAGCAAATCCCCACAATTTCACCATACCGTTGCCCAAAAGTTGATATCCACCGTTCCTGGGCAAAGAATCTGTAACATACTTCCCCGTGGCTTTGGTAAGTCAATTCTGGCAAAAGCAGCAATTATGCACAAATTTTGCTTTTCTGGAGAAGATGAGCAGCATTTCTTCGCCTGGGTGTCCGAAGAACAGGGTCAGTCCATTGATCACATCAAATACATTCGCCAGCACTTTGAAGAAAACAAGATGATCAAGCATTATTTCGGAAACCTTGATGGCGGTAGCATTGGCAAAAGGTGGACAGAAAAAGATTTAGTTACTGCAAAAGGGGACAGAATCATAGCGAAGGGTACCAACCAGAGGCTGAGGGGTCGTGCAGAGGTGGATGTAAGGTATACTGGCATCATTTTAGACGACTTTGAGTCTGAGTTGAACACAAAGACACCAGAAAGAAGAGCGGAGATCAAAAAGTGGGTAGTTTCGACGGTTTATCCTGCTTTAGAGGAAACGCCAGGTAACGAAGGCTGGATATGGCTTTCTGGGACCATCGTACACTTTGACAGCTTTTTACAGATGATATGCGACGGATATAACAAAGCAAAGAAAAACGGGACAAGCTATACTTGGGATCTGACCTTTATGCGAGCCATCATGGACGGAAAACCAGCTTGGTCGGATCAGTTTCCTCTTGCGAAACTGAAAACGAAGAAAAAAGAGTTTATCGGAGCTGGTCTTGTAAACAAGTTTGCTCAGGAGTATATGAACGATGCTAGAGATATCGGGTCTGCGGCATTCAAGATTGACCGCATACAGCATCATGCGTATGAATATAAGTGTGAAAACAAATTTGGGTATATTGCAGACAGAGACAATGCAATTCCAGTTAATGTATATATCGGCGTTGATTTAGCCGCAACCGCCTCAGAGACCTCGGACTATCAGGTTATTCTGGTTGTTGCCGTTGATTCAAACAATAATCGGTATGTTTTGGAATATTTCAGAGAAAGAATACCAACTTTCGATGTTCCGCTTAAAATTATAGAAATGACAAAGAAATATCACCCAGTTAAGCGAGTGACGATTGAAACGGTGGCTGCGCAGGAAATGGTCAGGGATATGGTCACCAGGCTGTCGGCAAACGAAAGAAGGCTGATGCCTGGGATATTCAAAGGGGTTAAGCCTCCGCCTGGTATAAAAAAGCAAGACAGGCTTGAAACCTCGCTTGGTCCAATGATAAACAGTAAAAAATTATATGTTAGAGAAGAAATGACTGAATTGGTGGACGAAGTGTTTGAACATCCGAAGCCAAGACATGATGACATTCTCGATGCGCTCTATTATGCAGATTACTATGCCAGACCTCCCAGGAGCAAAAAAATGAAAATGGACGAACTTGACTCTGAACTTGAGACTTTGAACAACCGTCCAATGAGCAAAGTATATAACTGGATTACTGGTGCAAAAATTTAATAAATAAGGTTTGGTATTTTCATTAGCTCGTTTAGATTAGACGGGTTAATTCAACGGAAACCCCCAGAAGAAAGCATAGACCGTTGATATACCCAAAGATTTAGTGGAAAATGACATACTATAGAAATTATCAGGATGGGGGCAAGGTAGAGCCATCTGAAGAATGGTTAAAACACCTCGCAGATAGGGAGGGCTCAAGGGGGGTGTCTTATTTTGATACCCTTGAAAACCTCACTGGAGGAATTGGACATCTCCTTACTAGCCAGGAGAGGGGAATGTACCCAGAGGGCTCTGAGATTCCAGAGGAAATACAACAGGACTGGTTTAGGTCGGATACAGCTGAAGCCTATAATAGAGCTGTGAATCAGGCTGGGGAGGCTGGGGTTGAAAATCAAAAGTTTATTGAGGGGCTTGCTTCTGTCAATTTTCAATTGGGAGCTGGATGGAGAAAAAAGTTTCCCAGCGCTTGGAAAGCCATATTAAATAAAGATTATGACGCAGCCGCTGAGCAGATACGGTATAAAGATCCAAGCAATAAACGACAGGGAGAAAGCGAATGGATGTCGCAAACTCCAGAGCGTGCAAAAGATTTTATTAAAGCAATAAAAGGTCTAAAAAATCAAGAAACTAATTCTTTTGCTGACGGAGGAGATGTGAGAGGTCAAAGCACTGATACTGTACCTGCGATGCTTACTCCAGGCGAATTTGTCATTAGAAAAGACGCTGCGGATAAGATTGGTCCAGAAAAATTACAGATGCTAAACAACATAGACAGACTTAGCAATACAGCACTGTTAGAGAACGCCAAATCTCCTATGGGATATCAAAAGGGTGGTCTTGTCGGTATGCTCGGAGATTTTATTAGTGGACAAAAAGAAAATTGGGCAAGGGCTAAAACGATGGGAGAGGAAACGGGCGTAAGAAATCCGTTCCTAAGAACCG